GACCAGCGACAGATGATATTGTACAAAATTTTGTTGAAAGTGCAAAAGGAACATTACATAGTGATGGACCTAATTTTGATACAGTAAACTTTAGTGGAGATATTGCTTGTTTTGGTGTATTAAGAGGTACAAGTGAAGTTATGGCACAGGCGAATAATTTTTATTACTTTGACCACGCTTATATGTTTGGTAATAGACATAATAAGTCAAAAATATTTGGTGAAAGAATATACAGATTAACAAAGAACTTTCAACATATAAGAGAAATAAAAAAGTTGAAAGCAACAGATAGACAAAGAATACAAAAGTATCAACCGTATATTAAATTAAAAGATTGGAAGTATAGTGGAGATTATGTATTAGTGTGTGATATATCTGAACACGCAAAAAAATTTTATGATAGAACTAATTGGTTAAATGAAACTGTAAAAGAATTAAAGAAACATACAAAAAGAGAGATTAGAGTTAGAAGTAAAGGCGCTAAAACATCTTTTAAAAATGATTTAAAAAATGCATATGCAGTTGTATCATTTCAATCAACTGTATGTATTGACGCAATGATAAATGGAATACCAAGTTTTTGTGATAAATTATCAATGGGGCTACCAGTATCACTAGATGATTTAAGTTTAATTGAAGACCCATTATATCCAAGTAATAGACAAGCGTGGATAGAAAGTTTATTAGCAAATCAATTTACTATGACAGAAATAAAGAATGGAACAGCGTGGAGAAATATACAATGAGATTAGGTATTGGCGCTTTATTTGTTTTCTTGTCAAGTATATTTGCTTGGATAATGAAGAGGAAGAAAAGATGAAAGTATTAAAAAGTAAATTATCAGATTTTTTTAAATGGGTAAAGGGTACTGAACTTGTTGAGTTAGATAATATAGACGTATCGGAAGATCCAGTTAGACCTGAATTAACTTTAGGTTGGCGAATAACAAATGGTCGTAAGATATTTGGTTTAAAATATGATGATGAAATTGAAGGTATTATGTGTATAGCATTTACTAATGATGTTCCTTCAAGTATAAAAGAACTAGATATTATGAGTGAGTTAGCACATTTAAAAAATGAAAAGAAAATTGCTATTGCATATACAGTATGGTCAAGAAAAAGAGGTGCAGGTAAAGAGATAGTAAATAAAGTATTAGAATATGCTAAAAAGAATAAAATTGAAAGAGTAATAACGTTGTCCCCATTAACACCTATGGCGACACACTTTCATATTAGAAATGGTGCAAAACAAATTAATATAAACGAGGTAACCCAAAATTTTGAGTATGAGATTAGATAACGAAATAAAATTAGATTACAAAGACGTATTATTAAAACCTAAAAGGTCAACATTATCATCAAGACGTGATGTAGAAATGACTAGGTCATTTACATTTAGAAATTCTGGTGAAACATATGAGTGTTGTCCAATAATAGCGTCTAATATGGATGGTGTTGGAACATTTAGTATGGCAAAAGTTATACAAGAGTATAAGATGATGACCACGATTACGAAGACAACAACACTAGAACAATGGAAAAAAGCAGTTGGGGAAGGTATTAAATTAAAATATCTATCAGTATGTACAGGCACAGGTAAGTTATGGGATGATGACGCTGAAGATTATTCTACAATGCAAAAAGTATTGAAGAGTTATCCAGATGTTAAATTTATTACGATAGATGTTGCAAATGGATATCATACAAATTTTTCAGATTTTGTTGGTGCAGTTAGAGAAGAGTATCCAGATAAAACTATTATTGCAGGTAATGTAGTAACTGCTGAAATGACAGAAGAACTAATTATACAAGGTGCAGACGTAGTTAAAGTAGGTATTGGACCAGGTAGTGTATGTACGACAAGAACTATGGCAGGTGTAGGTGTACCTCAATTTAGTGCAGTAGTAGAATGTGCTGACGCCGCTAATGGTGTTGGTGGTCATATTATTGCAGATGGTGGTTGTAATATGCCAGGAGATATTGCGAAAGCATTTGGTGGTGGTGCTCACTTTGTTATGTTAGGTGGTATGTTAGCAGGACACAATGAAAGTGAAGTAGAAAGTAAAAATGGTAGAAGAGAATTTTATGGTATGTCTTCTGATAGAGCAAGAGAAGTACACGGAAAAAGAAAAGACGGTTATAGAGGTAATGAAGGACGAGCAGTTATATTACCAGATAGAGGACCTGTTAAAGAAACGATAGAAGATTTATTAGGAGGTGTTCGTTCAAGTTGTACATATATTGGTGCAAGACGATTAAAAGATATTCCTAAATGTGCAAGTTTTGTTAGATGTGTACAACCATTGAATACAGTATTTGAAGCATATGATAGTAACTCATAATATACCTTGGGATAAATGTTTAAGTAAACAATTGTTTCCTGCTATAGAAAAAGGATGGTCAAGTGAAGGCAGACCTACTCATTTCTTTTGGGGACTTGCAGGTAAAAATATAAAAGGTATAAGAGAGTGCATAGAGAAAAATGAAGAGTGGTGGTATGTAGATGTTGGTTATTTAACACAACCAATTACAAGATATCCAGAACCAATTATACACGATTACGATAAGACATATTTTAGAATATGTAAAGGTAATTTACATACGATAAGAGGTAAAGTAGGGCCTGGAACACGATTACAGAAACTAGAGCATCTTGGGATAGATGTAGATTTTAAAGGGTGGAATACTGGAGAAACAACTCATATACTAGTAGCACCTTCTTCTCAAACAGTAACTTACCATATTAATGGAATAAGTCAAGACGATTGGATTAAACAAGTTACAGAAGAGATTAAGAAACATACAGATTTACCTATTAAGTTTAGAAACAAACCTAGACCTGGTAATGAGTGGTGGGATACTGATATAAAAGATGATTTAAAAAATGCTCATTGTTTGGTAACCAATATGAGTTTAGCTGGTGTTGACGCAATATTAAATCAAGTACCTGTTATATGCCATCAAAGAAATGTATGCTCATTTATATCATCAAAGGATATAAAGTATATAAAGAAACCTATGAGAGCAGGAAGAAAGACTGTAAATGAGTGGTTAAAAATGATTGCAGAAAATCAATTTACAATACCTGAAATTGAAGATGGAACTGCTTATAGAATATTACAGGAACAAAACGTATGATAATTAAACCATTTGGAGAAGAAGGCATTTCTATGTTGCAAGGTAATAGAAAAGACGTTCCTATAACAGATTATATTTGTGCATTGTTAGAAGAAGAAGGTGGTGTTACACCAGGAGATTTTATAGAAGAGGTACAAAAAGCAACTATTCAAAATGGAAAAATGAAAAGGGTTCCTTATAATGCAAAAGTAGTTGATTTAATTAATGATATAACATATGAATATGAATCAAAAAATAGAAGTATAAAAGAAGTATGGGCAGTTTTAATGAGAGAAGGAGATTTCCATATGCTACATAATCATCAGGAAGTTGGTGGTGTATCTGGTGGTCTTTATCTAAAAATACCTGAAGTGAAACAACCACAAGGTAATATAAATTGGGTATCAGATAATAAAGTGTTTAGTTGGAGTCCAAAAGATGGAGATTATTTTGTTTGGCCTTCACATTTAATACACGGAGTTTATCCTTTTAAAGGGTCAGGAAATAGGATAATGATTTCTTGGAATAGTGTATGATAAATTTTGTATGTGTATATTATGGAACAAAGTATTCACTAGATTATGTACAAGTGCTATACAATATGGTACAACGACATTTAACTATACCACATAAGTTTATATGTTTTTCAGACCACGTAAAACCTCAAAAGATATTAACAGGAGATATAGAGTTTAGAAAGTTTAAAGATTCACATTATGAAGGTTGGTGGAATAAAATGCAACTGTTTAGAGAAGAGTCAGACTTAAAAGGTCCTTGTTTATATATGGATTTAGATGTAGTGCTTTTAGATAACATTAATGATTTAGCGACATTTGGTGATGATATGACATTTGGTGTAATAAACGATTTTAACATATTGACAAAAGAGTATAATTCAAGTATAATGAAATTCAATAATGAAGTTGCAACAGATTTAGTATGGAAACCATTTCTACAACAAAAGACAGAATTGATGAAATTGCAAGGTGACCAAAACGCAATGTCAAAATTAGTAAAAGGTAGTCAATACCTAAAAGTTATGCCAGACGAATGGTCATATTCCTACAAATGGTTCAGCAGACAAGACCCTAGATTTGATAAGAGTAAATGGACGTTTGAAAAGAAAGATAAAGCTAAGGTTGCAGTATTTCACGGTAGACCTTTTCCTCACGAATCTACACAGGAATGGGTTAAAAAAGAGTGGAATTAGAACAAAACTAGAACAAATATCTCTAAAAACCGCATAAAATAGTGTTTTATTTACTTGACTTTTGAGTAAAAAACCTGTATAGTATACGTATACTATGAAAAAAAACACTATGAACAAATCAAAAAAAGTTAAATTAAATAAAGTAGACTATACTTTCAACGTATGTTATTTAAGAGAGTATATGGATCCCGAACACGAAGGTGATTTTTTCTACGCATACGAAACAATCTACAGAAACGTTCCATACAAATATAAAGATAAATTCAATACAACAAAAATGAAGTTTAAAATTCTTAAACATTGTGATTGGAATTATAAAGAAAATGCTAAGAACTTTGCAAATTCAACTAGAATTGAACTAATTGACCAAGACCAATACTATCAAACATATGAACAAGTATTTGGTGATGTTGCAGATAACGATAAACATATGTTTAATGATTACGGACAATCTTACGATACAAGACAATCTTTCAGAAAAGATTTTAATCCTAAATTAACATATAAATTAAACCCAATAAAAGCAAAAATAGAAAAAGCGAAAGGACTACACTAATGAGTAAAGTAAAACAATGGGCTACAGACGAAGCCGAAAAAGCAGTTGACAAAATATTGTCAGATGTTAAAAGTAATATAATGAGTATTGATATTGCTAGAAATAAAATAATGCAAGTTAATAATGTTAACTTAACAGGAATTGATGAGTTTAATGTTGACGAAGTAATAGCGGAGAATATATAATGAGTGATTTAACAGACGTATATGTAAATAAAGACGATATCGGTAAAAACCTATATAGAAAAAAAACATACTATACATTATGCATTGAGCAAGATGTATTAGCAAAAGATAAAGATGAAGCAGATAAATTGCTTTCAGATTGCGGAATAGACCACTCAAAAATCAATAGAGAATTAACAGAAGAAAAAAACGGTGTTGAAACTTATATGACAGACGCCAATTATACAGATTCAGATACAACCAAGTATATTGCAAAAGTTGTTTATGATGACTATGACGGTTTAGAAAACGCCAAAGAAAACGGTGATGTTGAGTTAGACACATATGCTTTAGAAGATGATACAATTGATCCAGAAACAGGAGAGTGTATGAGTAAACCACTTGATGATTTACACGAAGCATTAAATCCAAATAACAAATATGTTTTAAAAGACGGTGAAGTAAAAATCGTGAAAGAGAATCAATAATGGATAGTACACATTTAATATTTTTAGGAATTATCGGAATGCTTTTAACTGTAATTGGATTTGGTATTGCTTTCTATATTGGAAGTAAATCAAATAAAGTAGAAGTAAAATTAACAGAAGTACAAAAATCATTAAGAGATTTAAATAGAATAAATGGAAGGGATGATACTGAATAATGAAATACAACGAAGATAAAATATTAAAAGAAGTTTTAGACTATGTAAAAGGTACATATTCAAAACACTATTCTACTACTAAAGAAGGATTCCAAGTACAAGATTTATTAAGACATTTAAAGATAGATAAAGATTTCAGTTTATCAAATGCAATTAAATACCTTTGTAGATACGGTAAAAAAGAAGGTAAAAATAAATTAGATTTATATAAAGCAATACACTATATTGTATTGTTAATTAATAGTGAAGAAAACAATGGCAAATAAAACAATATACGTAGAACTAAAAAAGAAAACTGTACAATCAGCATATAATCAAGTAAAAATGTTGAGTGATTTAGATTTTCCTAATTTTCAAAAAGGAGAACCTTTACACAATTTAGTTATGGAAATTAAAAGAGATATAAAAAAACAAATGAAACAACCACCTGCTTGGAGAGAATTTTTAGAATTCTGGCCTTTGAGTATAGTTATTCCAGGTATGTTAATATTAATATTAATGGCAAATGTATTTCAATGGTAAGTAATAAAATAATATACAACAATATGAATTTCTATTATGACGTATATAATTTAGATGTATCTATTTACGGTAAAGAGTGGAAACCAGTTGAGTATTTAAGTGATTCAGAAAGAAGAGAGAAAGTAAAACAACATATATTAAAAAAAGACTTAACACAAAGAATAGGAGGAAAAAAGTATATGGCATTATTAACAGAAAATCAAACAATCAACGGATTTGATAATACAGCAGATGTATTAATCTCTATTAAAGAGAACGTTGAGAATAATAATAAAGAAACAGCGATTGATATGCTAAATCAATTAATTGATAATGAGAAGACAGAATCAGATATTGATGTTGCATTAAATCTACAAAATGATGAATAATCCCGCTATAGCAGACTATCAAAGCAGTTGGAAAAGCTCGCCAGCGACCCTGCTAGGGGCTTGGAAATGCAAAAAAGTGAGTAAAATAGGGGTTATTTTAAGGATTGACATTTCCAGAGTTTTATGTTAGTATTAATACAATTGAGAAAGGAACATACATTATGAGTAGTGTAATATACAATAAAGAGAACATCTATAAAGAGTTTGATGTAGCAAAACAAAAAGACATTGAACTATCAGATAAAAAAACACCAGAAGAAAAAGAGAACGATATCCATACAAACAGGTTACAGTTTTGTAAAGACCATAAAGAACTAAATGAGAAAGACCCAGGTTTATACGATTGTGATATTAAGTGGGACAGTTTAATAACTGCTTATTCTTCACCAAATCCTAGAGACCATTTCTATAAAAGTGTGTTCGGTAGAACTTATGCAGAACAAATGGCCTTTGAAACTTCTGAATCAGAATCAGATGACGGAGGAGAAGATTCGTATTATAGAAGTAGAAGAAAGAACAGAAACTACAAAAGATAATATGTCAAAACCTAAATTTAAAGAAATTTTTGACCCACAACAAACCGTTTGTGATGACTTTCACGAATGGGTGAGATTAGAAACTGAAAAAGTTTCTGATCCCATTATGGTACATATGACAATATTGGGTCAAACATTAAAAATTATGAAGTCAGTAATGCCTAGTGCAGATTATGATGGAATAATGGAAACGGTTTATCAATCAAAAGATAGAATTGAACCGTTTAAGAAAGTAACTACACATTAATATGAGAGGAGTGATTTAATTATGAAAAAACTATTAATGATTGCTACAGTATTATTTACTACAAATGCTATAGCAGAAGATAAGAAGATAACACCACAAGAGTTTGGTACAGCACTTGCTGAAACGCCAGCTAAACTTGTTAATTTTATTAGTGGTGAAGTTGATAAAACAAAAGAGTATCAAAAGAAAACTTGGTCAGAAGCAAAAACAAAGTGGCCTTGGAAACATTTATTTAAAACGGATAGTGAATAATGATTGGTGATTTTGTTTGTACTAGTGCTAATGATGGCACACATTTATTCAGACCTGTTTCTGCTAGAGCACAAACACTTTGGCAGGAAAAAGGTTTTAATAATTATGTAATTGATAATAATGAAGATTATTACATTGTAAAGAGTGTTAATAGTCAGAAAATATGTGATGAAATACGCAAGAATAATATGGATTTTACTAGTTAGTTTAACACTAACTAATTGTGCTAACAGGTCTCATACAGGTGCCGTGTTAGGTGCAGGTACAGGAACAACTGTATGTTTAGAATACATATCAGATAATCCTTACTTAATTGCTACGTGTGCTGTAGGGGCTGCTTTTGCAGGTGCAGAAATTTTATACAATAGTGATAAAGATGTACATAACGCTGTATTCGTAGACCATTTAAATACAAGTGGATACGGTTCAAGTTATACTAATTGGTATAATAAACAAACAGGTAATAATGGAATTATACACATAACAAGGTCTTATATGGTTGGACCTCTTAAATGTAAAGATTATGACCATACAGTAGATATAACAAGTCAATGGCCTTTAATTGGTGTTGGTAATGTTAATAGAAAAGTTGTATTTGGAACTGCTTGTCAGTTGCCAGACGGAAGATGGATTGAAAAACCTGAAGGAGTGAATTAATATGGATCCCAAAAATTATAAAATTTATATGTATGCAACGTTAATTATGATAACAGTATTGTTATGTATGGAAATGGCTTGGGGTTGTGTAGATTGTGATTTAAATAAGAAAGCTTTTGATAAAAAGGCTGAAGTAATGGAGATAGAGTGGCATAATCCAGATGGAACTATTCAACGTAGTACTAAAGTTGTAGATGGTTCTGAAAAAATATTATATGATAATGTAAAACCAGTAACTAAAAATGATACTGAACAATTTTGTTATGTTAAAGTTATTATTAAACAAGAAGCAAATGGAAACATTTCTAAAGAAGAGAAATTATATTGTTCCGATGGAAGAAGTGGTGTAGATACACCTTCTTATTGGGAACTTTTTGCCCAGTTTTACTACCGTGATGTCTATACTCCAGAGTATTGCAGATATTATAGTCGTAAAAGTCACGCTTTTAAATCGTACGGAAAAGTGTGTTTAAATGAGTACGGAGAATGGAAGGTAAAATAATGATTAAAAATATAATCATACTTACTCTCCTATTGGTTATTGTATATGGAGTTACTGCTGAACAGTTTTTGGGCTATGCTCAATCCAGCGTTGACTTATTACAAGAACTGTTATATAATGTACAAAGGAGTGTGAAAAACTAATGAACAAATACATTAAGATTTTATCAGTTGCTGTCTTTGGTCTGTTATTGACTAATTGTGCAGGAAATTATAAAATCAAAAGTGAAAAAGGTAAAGTAGTTAATACTGTTCCAAAATGGTATATGGCTGATTTTTCTGAAACTAAAGCTTGTGATATAGCAAGATTTGGTAAAGGTAAAGAAAAGCAATGTATATTTGGAGTTGGTACTAGCGTTTCACCAGACTTGAATCTCGCAATTGAGAAAGCTAAAATGATAGCGAAAGCTGAATTAGCAGACATTATCAAAGGGGAGATGAATAAAGAGTCGAAACAATTTATTACTGAAATTGGTAAATCAAACAGTAAGAACGTTGTTAGTGAAGTAGAATCTGTATTGGTCAATATTATTAAAGATACACCAGTTAGAGGATATGAAATATTTGAGCAAGATGTAACCCTTACAAAAAATGGTTATTATAGAGCTTGGATAGGCTTAAGATTGCCATTAGGTGAATATAATAAAATGTTCAACTATACAATTGCTGAAGCTACAGACGCTTATAACTTAAAGTATCACGCTAATAAGTCATTTGAGAAACTTATGAAAAAAGAAGAGGTTTCAGATGGACAAGTTAGTAATTAAAGATATCACAGTATATACGAAACAAAATTGTGTATACTGTGTAAAGGCAAAGGCCTTGCTAAAAGGCCTTGGTCTAACTTATACGGAAAAAAGTTTAGAAACAGATTTTAATAATGATCCTACAAAGTTAATTGAAGACATTGGTAAAAAAGTAAGAGCAATGCCTCAAATTAAAATAGAAGGTGAACTAGTCGGCGGATATAATCAACTAATAGAATATTTTAACAATAAAGGTTTAGTAAATTTTAAAGGTGAGATTACACGTGACTAATGATAAAGATAAAAAAGGAAAGATAATTATATTTCCTGAAAACAGAATTAAAAAGAAGATAACTCATCCACAGGAATCTCCATTTACAAAACGATTAAAAGAACAACAAACTAGAGAATTTGTTGAAGGTAGTGTAGATGAAATTGGATTTGAATTATTAAGAAAATTTAGTGATATGGGATTAAGAACTAATAAAGAAACATTTACAAAAGACCTTGCGTTAGTTATTGATTGTATAAGAGGTTTAATCTATAGAGATTTTAATATGGCACACGCAGCTCAATTAATGGCAAATAAAATGGTATCAATCAAATTTAATAGAGGTGGTAAGGCAAGTGCCGCTAGAATAGACTATAATGATTTTATGAAGAAACCAAAAAGACCAAATGTTTTTAATAAAGAATTTAAAGAAGAGTTAAACGATTTACAAGATGGATCAGATATGTTTGAATCTGATATGGATTTAAATGGAGATGATGATAAAAAATAGTTTAATGATATTAGTAATGCTTACTTTTGTAGGTTGTGCAAAAGAAAAACCTACACTCAATTCAATGGAGAAATTTTTTGATTGTTTAGGGGATAGTAGTAAGTGTGAGAAATTGAAGAATTCCGTGGAGGAATAGTCCTATGCAGACTTTAAAAAGCAAAAATAAAGGAGGAAGAAACATTATGTTTTTTTCAAAAAGTAAAGTTGCAACAGCAACTAAAGGCAGAAAAAGACTGTCTAAAACTCAAAAAGTAATAAACTTATTTGAGAAAGGTGAACCAGTTTCTTGGAAAGTTTTAAGAAACAGATACGACCTTATATCACCAAGAGCGATGGTTGACAAACTACGTTCAAAAGGTCATATGATTTATATTAATAAATCATCTTCAGGTACATCTTATAGATTGGGTACTCCTACAAAAGCTATTATAGCTGCTGGGATAACTAAACTATACGGTACTGACTACGCATACTAATGCGTTAATTGAATCGTAACCAATACGATTGACACAGGCGACCATATATGTATAAAATTCGCCTGTGTCTTAATAAAAGGAATTATGAAAGAAGAAAAATTTATAAAATTAAACGATAAAATAAAAGCATTAAATTCAACAAGAGTATTTAAAAAGATTACACCTAAAGGTGATTTATCTTGGTATATAAAATGGGTAGCAAGTTTAATGTTAATGATTGCAGTTTGCTTTAGAGCAGCTGACTTTAATCATATGTTTGATTTGTATTTTAGTTTTATGGGAACAACTGGTTGGTTAGTAGTAGGATTTTTATGGCACGATAGAGCATTAATATTCTTAAATGCTGTATTATCAACAGTATTATTAATAGGTATATTAAAAGAATTAACAACTTGTTCCACTTGTATGATACCATTATAATATGAAAACAACTGATTTAACTCCAGTAGAAATTCACAATAAAATATATTATAAAAGGGATGATTATTATGCTCCCTATGGTAGAGATAATGTTAATGGTGGTAAGACAAGACAGGCAATTTGTTTGTTTGAAGAAGTAAAAGATGATATTGTAAAAAACCACAATGGTGGTGTAATAACAGGTTCATCTGTACATAGTCCACAAGCACCAATTATAGCTGCCGTTGCTCAAGACTTTGGTTTTAAATGTATTATAGGTGTAGGTGGTACAAAACCTAATACAATAGATAATCACCATATGATAAGATTATCAAGACACTATGGTGCTGATATTGAAAACGTTGCAGGTCACGGTATGACTTCAGCGATAGACGCTAATATTAAAAGAAAATTAATATCTAAAAATGGTTATATGTTAATCAAGTTTGGTAATAGTGCTGCTACGAATCCAGAATCAATATTTGATAGTGTTGCTAATCAAGTTAAAAACATACCTGATAAGTTAGACAATATAGTAATTGCAGTAGGTAGTGGTATACAGTTTGCAGGTATAGTAAAAGGTATAGAGAAGTTTAAGAAAAAGGTAAAAAGAATTATAGGGGTCACCTTTGTTGACCGTAGTAAAAAGATTAATGAGTATTTAAATCAATTTAGTAATCTTGAATCAGGATTTAAGAAGTATCAAGATTATGAAATGTACAAAACAACTTTACCATACGCAAAACCAGTATGGGAAGATGTGGGTAATGGCTTTATTGACGATATATACGAAGGTAAAGCACATAAATGGATGAGAGAGAATATAGATACTACAAAAGAAAAGACGCTATTTTGGAGTATAGGGAGAAGATTAACAGCGGAACAGGTAGATAAGTTATATAAATAGATATAATGATTAATATTAAAAATTGGAGTATAAAATGGCAGAAGAACCAAAACAACATCCATCATTAATGAGTAAGTCTTCTATGCAAGCAATGTCAGCTACGGCTGGTTCAGGTGACTTGTTATTTTCAGAAGTCTTAACTAAAGTAAATAACGCAAAAGATAAAGCTAAAAAGATAGAGGTCTTAAAAAGATACGACCATCCATCTTTAAGAATGCTTTTAAAAGGATCGTTTGATCCTAGCATTGAGTGGGAATTACCAGAAGGTACACCACCTTTTATGGAAAATCCAGCACCGAAAGGTACTGAGCATACAATCCTTAAAACTGAAGCAAAACGTTTGTGGCATTTTATTAAAGGCGCAGATACTAAAACTACAAAAACTCAAAAAGAAACTTTGTTTATCCAAATGTTAGAAGGATTACATAGTGATGAAGCAAGACTCTTGCTTAATGTAAAAGATAAAACTTTACATAGAGCATATAAAGGGTTAAGTGATTCTGTAGTAAAAGAATCTTTCGGATGGAACGAATTGTATCAAAAATTAGAACAAAAATAGAACACTTTGTTAAAAAACCCTTATAAAACAAGGGTTATTTGTGCTTGACTTTCCTTGTGGATTTGTGTATAATAAACACATATAAACAATAAATATTAGGAGAGAAATATATTATGAAAAAAGTGATGTTTATTATATTATTGAATTTAGCCCTATGGTTTGGATTAACAAGTCTATCCAATGTAGCTAATGCAAATGATTATAACAAAGCAGTTATTGGCCACGTTATCAAATCAAGTATTGATAAAACCAATGTAGATACAACTGCTTTAATGGAGCAAGAACTACATAGGTTAGTATACGTTATGATAAATGAGTTTAGTGGCGTATTACAATCACACCTACCAAATATACTAGAAGGTCTTGCTAGTGAAATCAGACAACAAAATGATAAAGAGTTTAAATGTGCTCTTTTAAAAGGTAGTAACTATGAGTGTAATTGAAAACATAGTTAATACCTTGAACTGGATATATCAATATGTTCCTAAAGAACTATTGATTATAATTTTATCAAGTTTAGTAATGTTTATTTTTTTAGAAATAGGAGATAGAAAAAGGAAAAAGCAATGGCTAAAAGAGTTAGAACCAAAACCAGTAAAAGGCAGAAAGTCAAAAAAAGACTAAAGATGGAATTGGCCGAAGTGAAAACTCGTAAGTATAAAACTACATTTAAAGATATTAAAAAGTATTTTAAACTTATTAATAAACACGTATTTGATGGTAAACTATCTCCGTTTAATGATATTAAAATTAAACAAATAAAGGATAGAGAATATCCTAGAGTGTGGGGTCAAGTTGTTATTAATGACCAAGAAAGAAAAGGAACTAGAAACTACGTAT